GTTATGTGAACGCAGACCCAGTTGGGTACGTGTTCGTGGATGCTTGCAACGGTGGAACGCCGCAAAAGTTGACAAATTGAAAATCTTTGCCAACAGAGCTCAAATGTGCGTAGCTACCGTATACGGTGCCACCACCAGAGCCGCCTGTGTTTTCAAGGATACGGAAACCGTATTCCGAGACAGTGATTTCACTAGACTGGTTAAACGCGGTTAAGCGATTGCCGTCACGTGGAGCCACTTCAACATCGGCGACAAGTGACACATTAGCCCCACCAAAGACAGTGACAGCACCAAAACCCACATCTTGGAACAGGAAGTTCGCAGACGCAGTGGTGTAGTCGCTAAACATTTGTAGGAAGCGTGGAGCGGTGCAAGCAATATTTTTACCTACAGACGGGTGTGCAGCAACAACTGCAAAGCGTGGTTGATTCCAATTAGGGTTGGCAAATATGGCATACACTTTGTGCCTAACATTGCCACGAAAGCCGGAAAAACAACTAGCGATAGCGGTCAACGGAGACAGATGCGGATTTCCAGTACCCACACCCGTGTACGCAGACGCAGCACCTGCACTGTCGGCAAGCCACGGAAACACGGGCCAGTCCGTACGAATGGTGGGGCAAAACTGACTAGTAGGTGGGGTAACGTCAGAGCACTGCAATGTAAGATCCAGGGTGGGCTTGGACAACAAATCACGCAGCGAAACATCCTCACCAAACGTTTTCTTCAAGAAAGAACTGTCCAAAGGGAAACATCCCATTTCGCGCGCAGAAGGGTCAGGCAACTGCTGATCAAACGCCATAGGAACCGACGAACTGGCAATAGAGTATCCATCGGTGTACCCACCAGGCACTTCAAAATGTGTATCCTTATCACCAGCAATCCAAACACTGATGCTGAGACTAGCTCCTGCCGTGGTAGCGGCCAAGGGGTCCACGACAACAACACGCAACGTGCCGTTCGAAAAGTACGCGGACGGTATTTGGTTCAACTGGGCACTGTCAAGTTTCCCAGAAGTCTCGGGTTGAGACCAACGAACACAAAACACCTTATCGAAGCCAGAAGCCACATCCAAAATCTCATTCTCACCGGTAGCGGTTAGAGTGGAAAGGACGACAGCAGCGGAAGACACCGTGTTCGGCGTGTAGACGACCATAAGACGTCCTCTGTGGAAAGCAGTGGCAGAGCAGCGCAAACGAATGCGTAGCGAGCCAGTCCATTTCCAAAAACCAAGGGCATAAATGCCAATGGGAGCAAAGGAATAAGTCAAAGGCGGTCCCACAGCCTTAATGTTAAGGGTGGGTGTGACGGGGATGGTCTGCAGCTGAGAACCAGGGGCATCGGTAGTAGCCCAGGTAAAACTGCCAACATATCCCCACAAATTGTACCAAAATTCTTTGGACAAAGTGTCAACATCCTCCACTATGGCATCACGTGTAACGGAGCGATCAGAGTGTACAGCAAGAGTTGAAGCAGTCGACGGAATATCCGACGAGGCCATATTATCAAGCAGTGCATTAGACACCCGGTCTGGGGGCTTATTGAGCAATCTATTCTGCCTCCCGGCTTCATTCATCTCAGCCTCGGCAATAGCCATCTCACCAACGGGGTCGCCAGAGGCAACACTATAAATGGAAGGGCCAGAAAGCTCAACGTCAGTGAGCCAAGCATAGACCTTGACGAGTTGCGTTCCAACAGCAACACCATCATCTCTGGCTAGACCAGCCACGGTGCAGAAGATCAAACTGGCGGCACGTGAAGTGCCATTCCAGCTTGCTCCGGCAACGTTGAGATCGACACCGACACCAGGAGTAAACAATCGCCTCGAAAGTTCAACTGGGTTACTCACGGAAAAATCCATGGTAGTACCGGGTATACTCAACAACCGGTTTGAAGTGATAATTCCATTAGCCATGGCAGTATCGGCAGTGAGGATCACGTGGGCCCACCCATAATGATGGGGGGTCAACGCTATTTCCGCACGGACGTGCAGAGTCGCATTAATTATTCGAAAATATTTTAGCTTGTCCGCGACGACAGTATTGGCAACATATTGCGTGAAAGGGTACATTTCGGTACTCACACCCTCAGCGGGTAGAGTCATAGTACTCAAATACACAGGTCGCGCAAAGAACTCCGACAAACCAAAGTCGCGCACAGGGGTGCGCGCAGGGGCAGTCACTTGTTCGAGCTTAGACGCCTCATAAGACGTTTCAGCCGTCATTAGTCCTGATTTTAAAGACCCTTGGGACGTGGTCGTTGACAAAAGATTATCAGTAACTCTGTATTTCAGTTCCGCGACTCGAGTTAGAATCGCGGGGTTGTGCGGAGAATGCCGCACGCGTGTGTCGCACGCCATTGGTCTTATTACCGGGAACGCCGGTGTGGGAAAACCTCTTAAATAAGAAACCACCTCAGTGGGAGAGATCGACGAAGCGCAGACCCACTGGTCGTTGTGCACGCTCGCAATGAGCGCATCGCCAACTAGGCTTACGAGCCTTGCGTCGTAGTTTAAAGTCATTGCGGACCATGCTTCAAACTTCAGTCTAAAGGCTAGTTTAAGGTCATTCCGGACCGGATTAGATAGGCAGCTGCCCACCTGAATCCCAAGTTTCCAGGACGCCAGAGCGATACTTCAGTAACAGCTCCGGCCAATCACTGGGACCCGCAGAGACAACACCAAGGTCCGTCCAACATTTAACTAGCACAGGGTGCCACTTGTTAAAGGTGTCCGGACCATGTAAGAAAATCTCGCGGTTCGCATTGATCAACGAATTGGCATAAATGCCACGGTCGCACTTTCCATCAAGACCTTTCAATGGCCAATAGAGACTCTTCACGATAGAAGCAATCTCCAAGGGCATGGTCAAGTCTGGCGTACCGTCGTAATCAACACGCGCAATCGTCCTCTTCAGGATGGACAGCGCTTTGGTGGGCATGGGTGGTTTTGACTTGTCATGATTGTCGGTTAATGTGTAACCGCAACCAGACGCACAAGAAGCCAACAGCTCTCCGGAAATGGAGTCACTGTAATGGTTTCTGTGATTGTCATCGCCATACACGCGCGCACCAGCACGATCTTGCTCAGCAACGACCATGGCTGCAGGCGCAACAGGGGCATTTTCACGACGGCGAATAAACACAATCGTGGCAATCAAATGCAAGAGCCAAGTGGACAGAGATTGAAACACCTCAGTCCCCAAAGAACCAGAACCCCAAATGTTCGCCTCCGCAGTCCAAACGTCGCCTCGGTAGACGAAATTCGGATACAGCCACAGGTAGAAGCAGTAGCGAACCGCTCGCAACTCCTCATCAGAGTACCCCATCTTGACGGCAACACCGTACATAACAGAGAACACCATGCCGGCGATCCGAGGGCGCTGATTCAAATCAAGGGTCCGGTGGTCACCGTCCATGCTCGCGACATTCGGATCACCAAAATGCACATCGCGGGCCAAAGCGGCAACATGTTCAGGGTTCGTGGCAGAAAGGCCAACAAGAATCCCAAACTGAGAACGAGCGGCAATAATGTTCAACAGAACAGGCAACATCAAACGCCTTATGACCACGGACTGTACAAAGCCCAAGTGATTCATAATTATTCGACTCATACCAGCGCGAACCTTCGCAGCAGGTAAGATCTCTCCTTGTTTGGGAAACGGGCGGAAAATCCCCGGTTTGCACTCACCTTTCAGAAAATCGGTGTATGCGGTATCAAGGGCAGCCACAAGCGCCGGCCCCGCAAGAATCTCATTCTGCGGACCGCGCGACATAAGCTCCCTCTTCTGACATTCGGGATATCCGGCAGACTTGTCCATCGCCATAGGCTTGATAACCTCATCCCCGTACAAAGCGACTTCGGTCGTCAATGGGCGGGTCCAACGTATGGACATCTCCTTCAGGCAATGTTCAACGTAGGTATTAACCTCGGGCAACGGGTCCTCATCCAAAATGGGGGATCCTTTCGCTTGCGCAACTTTATGTTTCTCAAAGAAATGTTCCATGGGGCTGACCTTGTGGTCGACTCCCTCGACTGTGCCACTGGCACCAGTCGACTCCAATAAATTGGAGCAAGGGACACCGGACAACGCCTGAATCTCAGAAACATGCGGACCATACACACGACGCGCACGCGGGCGCATGTGTGCGGAATCCTTGACGGTGAGACGGTAGTCCCAATGCTCTCGGACGTCAGGTTTGTTGAAACTAGACATCGGATGCAACTCGTCAGGATCCATGCCGCGAGCGATAAACGATCGCTCCAGCGACATCATGGCTGGCGGTGGTAACGGTCCAAAAGAGGACCCACGGATACCTTCAACGCCACCTTCAGGAAACAAACGGACGCAAGTGTTCTTCGCATTCGACGCGACGACAATGCCATAAATGGCAACGCCATCATGAAAAATCGAGCCACACGAGCCAGGCTGGTACGGTATGGGGATGGACACGTACTCGCCAGGGAGCACATGGTACCACTCCTTCGTTCTCGGGTCATCGTACGTCATCGGGACGTTACCAAACTGTGGAACACCAACCTCAGCACGGTACATGCACTTGTCCTCACCATGATAACCAGATATATAATACATCGCACCACTGCGATCGTACTTCCCCACCAACGGTTTTGGACCCACAAATTTCAACCTCTTCGGCGTGCAGATGAGCATCATGTCACGCTGGCGGTCGATCGTGCAAAGTTCGGGCACCAACTTGTCCTTATAAGGGACATCCAACGGTCGGGTTATGGTCAGGTCGGATGGTGCGGCAAGCGGGCCAGCAACCAAGTGGGAAACGGTCAATATCGTATGTTCGTCGTAACGCACAAAGTTCTGCGCGCCATCAGCAGCAACGCAGCGACCACAAACTTTCTCGGTCTCCATCAGGTTCGTCACGACAACGCCAGGCATGACAACCTTTGCACGTTTTTCGGAAGGTGGGTGCACAATGTCAGAAGCAGCAACCATCACACTGGCGGCACGGGTCTGGCGCCACTTCCAAAACGCAGCGCCCACAATCATCACACCGACAACCGCAATCGGAAAAGCTTTCCTCATGGAGCGCAACACCTCAAGCCTCTCAAACTGGGCTTTGGCACTCTTCACATAGGACGGCAACTTCTCAACGTAGTCCTTCACAAGGGTCATGCGTTGCTGCTGGTAGTCACTAAACGTGTTCCAACGACTCTGGAACCACACCAACAACTGGTCGGCCTTGGTATAAGCGCCGTACCACGTGTAAATCATCAACGCGTAGTACGCACAGTACTCGGCCACACGCACGAAAGCATAAGTCCAAAGAAGGTAGCCGACACTTCCAAACGACAAAGCCAAATCAATCTCAAGAGGACCGCTAATCGCATGTTGAACGCAAATGCAGTTGGACGTGTATCGGAAACATTGCATGCACTGCATGGAACGCGCTTTTCGCACAGCAGCGTATTCCTCAATCGCAACCTGGTGCGCATCATAGGCAATCTGCAACTTGTCCATAGCTTCCACAAACGTCATGGGGCCGCCACACCATGGCTTCGACGCATCGACGACGTAAGGTTTCACGCTCCGCCCCTTCTTGTAGTTTTCCTTCGAATACGCACCAACGTACCAACGGACATGCTCACGATGGGGGTCAAGGTCGGAGTTCAGCTCCTCCCCACGCTCATTCGTCCACGTACACCACATACCATACTGTGAACGCGCAGCTAGCGCAACGTGGTTGGTGAACACATCACCCTGTGAATCCAATCGCATAGACTCGTCGTTCGAACTAATCATGATGATACTCGGGGGAGCGGCATACGTGCCCTTCTCCTCCAACTTCGCCTTAGTCAACGGGATACACTGGCCGCCCGCCAGGTCAAACAAAAGGTTTAGCATATCACGACGCATTGCAGGCACAGCGTCCTTGAAAGAATCCTGGAACAACACAATGTCGGTGGCCGGGGATATCTCAGTGTCAAAAGCATCAGAGGGACGAGGGCGTGACACATTGATGGTCCCCACTGGGACCTTGCGATAGACGGCAGGAAGGATTTTCAACAGTTCCATGAACTCACTCTTGCCAGAGCGTTCAATTCCGGCAACCATCAGCACAAACGGCAAGTTTCCATCATTCAACTTCGCGTAACACTGCCCGCGCCACAAGCGCAGTGTGCTCAACGACGCAGTCATCTGTTGAAACGACGGGCGGTTCGTTATCAGACGGGGCAAAAGCTTCTCAAATGCAGGTATTTCAGCGTCAATCCACGCGAGAAAGGTTTCGTCATAACCATTCTCCGTCAAATACAACTCCATGCACGAAAAGCGGTAAACAGCGGCAGACTCAGCATCCAGGCTCGACAAGTACTTCGGGAGATCGCCATCAAAGTAGTACCTCACGTGGGCAAAGACGCGGATACAGGAGGCAATCAATCCTTCAAAGAAATTCATGATCGATCCATCGCCAAACGGGGACAACTTACCAACCCAAAACGCTAACGTGCTCCCGGGAGTAATAAAGGACTTCAACAGCTCGTCAAGCATCAAACGTCCGACAAACTCCTTCCGCAGGCTCTTCGCCATCGCAGCAAATGAGTTTGGAGTGGCAGTAGGCATCGCGGGGACAGACGCGGCATGATACTCGTCACCGGAACCGACGCTCGCCAACTCCGTACCAGTGAGCGCTTCCACAGGCTCATCATCGGTCACCATAGCAGCTATCAAGTCTCGCATGTGCATGCCGGCGCATTCAGCGCGGGTCAGCAGAGAACGGGTAGCTTCAACGCAAATCTTCGGATAAGCGGCAACCAAAACAGAGGCAGTAGCGACAGGGTTGGCACGGGAATGCGCGATGTTCGTGACGACGCCAAGGAAGCGGACAGCCTCGACGGCATCAACACCAGTGTCGGTCAAAAGTAAGACGGATTTGTCTAGGGCGGACAACAGACCATCGAACGCGTCAAAAACCACATCGGTATCCTTCCCAGCGGCAACATGAAAATGCTCCACATCGTCATCAGAATCGACGAACGGGTCGGGTTCAAAGAAAAGGTCACACAGACAATCCTCACAAACGTCCTCGTAGTAACGCGTCTTCAAATTCAAACGACGCATAATACGGCTATGACGCAAGTCCTCCAACGACTTCGCCAAAGACGGATCGGTACAACCAAGTAGCGGGTGGTGCCTCTTCATGTCGGCACGATACTCACGCAGGTAGCGGCGCTGAGTAAAGGACAAAGACTCTTCATCGGGATGGTCAGAAGGGGCGCTCGAGTCGCGAGACGCATCGTAATCCTCGTCAGAAATGTCCAAAACAAAAACATCGGGCGAATGAGGACGCTCGTAATGGACATAATCAGGGTGCGGGTAAATAGCGGCAGAAGGCGGGGCGTACAATGGGATCAAGGCACCACCGCTGGTGTACTCGACATGCCACTCAGCAATGAAGAAACAGCACACCTCACCAGCCCACGAACACAACAACCCACGCGGCACACGGTCATCCTCAACATCGAACTGGAACGCCAACGGGTCGCTGGCGGCAGTAATGTGTAGGGCATACCCAGCCATGGTATCCGAAACGCGCACAACAACGACTCGCCACCAGTGTCCATAGAGGCAGTCGTCGTCATCATCCAACACGACTTGGTACTCGACAAGGGGCAGGGCAACAAACGCGCCAAATAGAGCGAACTCAGGTTCATGCCTCACCGCAACACCAGGCACAGACAGCAACTCGTATGTACGCCTAGGCGCTTGCGGGTTTGGTAACTCGAACACGCGCGTGGCGAAAGGGTGCCAAAACATCTCGGACATCGTGAACTTGTAGGGGAAAATCCAACGCCGAACGTCCGGAGCGCCAAACAACTTGCGCCGCCAAAACTCAGAACGGACTCGCCTAGCCATGTTCACTGACGTGAAAATGCGCTCAAAGAACTCCTCCCAGAAATCAAATATCGCCAAAACGGTGCGCGTCATCGTAGTCGTATAAACGCTAGCTCCAAGTTCAAAACACGTCTGATACACGCGCATAACCATGGCGTGCATGACCAAAAGGAAGAACTTTTGCACACCGGAGGGGGAAAGGATCCAGTGGTGAACGAAGAGTAAGACAGTAACGAAGACTCCAACAAAGAACACGCCAAGAAAAGTCAGGAGGATGAAAGGAGGCACTGCAAAGACACAAACACAAACAACAAGGTAAGCAAGATGTTGAAAGTTGCGCAACGAAAAATTGCGGTAAAAGGTGACAAAATGCATAGGTAGGTCAATAAAAAGACCACACCAATCACCAACGCCTACAGTGAACACGGACAAAACCAAGAAGAGACGGAGCACAAAGCTGCGATAATCGGCAAACACACGCCTATATGCGCCAAAAACAGCAACGACAAGGGTGCACCACATCTCAAAGACGTCCCAGATGTACTCAACGGCGGACCAAGGCTGGTACAGGGGGTATGCCGTCGTCGAGGCAAGCCACCGAAACACGCCCATCGCGTACACAAACAGTCTCACCACGAGACCAACCAATCGAATCCCTTTCAGGATGTACTTGGCGGAACCACACAGGAACTCGCCAAGGATGCAACTGCCCATTCGTCCAAAGGTCTGCAAAACCCATAGGACTATCCTTACCAAACTCCACACGTGGAGCATGATAAAGGAGGGCGGGAGCCATGGGAGATAAATCCACGGGCGTAGAGCTCCCGATACGAGGCCGTGGGGCTATATGTGGCCAACACAGGCTGTCAACAAAAGTCGACAGCGTAATTAGTTTCCCACAGAGGGGCCCGAATTGATCATAAAATACAAATATGTGCTTTCGCGGCTTCAAAAATACAAAATAAACTTGTGTGCCTGATCCCGTAAGGAAGGGAGAACAGGGGCATCGAATAAATTGACAAAGATATGACTACTAACGACAAACTGCATAATGAACAGAATTGAACTATCTCGACACAAATATGTCGAGCAACAAACCACACAAAAGGTTGAAAGGGTGTATATACACATCTAAAGTTGACAAGATAAAAATAAAACTCAGGATGTCAGAGACCAGCAGCTGGAGAACTACTCCAACTCAATTGATTTAACAAAATGAATAGTACTACAAAATACAACGATAGGAAACGTACGCACACAGCGTCGCATAAACAAGTAAAGAGGGGATACGCTCATCACTGAAT